CGTCGGAATGGCGCTACGGGTGCGATTGGTGCGGGGCAACACTGTCTGTCGTGAAACCTGAGTTCAAGCACCCCGACGATGAGCCGTTGCATCCGCAGAACGGCTGCCTCTACGCCCGCGCGCACACGCCGCCGCACCCCGGAGGGACGAGACCATGACGAAGTTGGAGTGGTCGAAGTTTCACTATTTCACGGCTCCGGCCTGCCCACACTGTCGGAAGCCGCTATCGGATTCTCCAGACATGGATTTCGCGGAAGGCGTCACAGAAATCGAGTGCCCGATGTGCGGGAAAGACGCCGAAGTCGAGTGCCGCATCACGACGAGCTATCGCGCTCGCGCGTCGGCCCCACGAGAGGAGCCCACGCCCGACTGATCGCCGCTCCCTGCTGCGTACGTACAGCAGTACGGAGTACGGAGTGCGGTCACAGCGTCGCGCTTGTCGTCTGACTTACAACATTCGTAGTTGCGCCACCGTGGGGCAGTGTGCATAATCCGCTGCGTGACTGCCCTCGACGCCGACCGTCTCGCGGACCGCGTTCGCAACGAATACCTCACGCGCAAGCGCGACACCGATCAGATCGCCGACGCGCTCGACCTGCTGCACAAGATTCTCGCGTGGGCCGAGACGCCGCTGGGCATTCAACCGACGACGGCCGAAGCCGACGCGCCGGTGCTGGGCATCAACGCCGCCAAGCACACGATCCGCGTGATGGCCGGCCAGGGCATCTTTCCGCTATGACGACATCCACGCCTCCCTTCGTGCTTCGCCTCCAGAACCACGAGCTGCTGCTGAAGTACGTCGAAGTACAGCGGACGTGCAAAGGACTCGAACGGGCGCTCGCGCACTACACGCGGCTTGCAGCGATTATTCGGGCGGCGCTAGAATCGCCGCGTGAAGCCCCAGCGTGACCGGCGCGGCAAAAGCCAACTCCTCGACGCCCGCATGCCCGGCGACGTGGACATTCCAACGCGAAAGGGCTACGTCGTCGTACCGGGAACAGTGTACGGCGCGTGGGACGTATACGCCGATGACGAAGTACGGATCGTTTCAACCGGAAGACTTCTCGGACGAGATCGAGGAGACGACGACAGCAGCAGCGCCAGCAGCGACACCCGCGCCGACCGTACCCCCGCCCGATTGGGATCGCGTGATGCGGAACCGCTACCGGATGGAGAACAAGCTCGACCAAATGGCCGAGGCGATGCTGTTGCTGCTGGACGCGGTGAACACGCTGGTGCTCCGCAGCGGCGGAAGCTCACCAAAGTCGAAGTCCGCATCCGCCGCCAAACGCAAGCCGCGCTCGCACTCCGCGCGGAAGGCTGGTCGGTCGAAGACATCGCGGCGCACTTCGGCGTCACGCGCCCCACGCTCGTCGGCTGGTTTACGTCGCACCGCCGCCACGTCACGACCGAAGAGATCGACTCGATCCTCGACCAGACGGCGATCCCGCTCGCGACGGAAAACCTGATTCACGGCTTGCTCGAAGGCGACAAGGACTACACGCTGGAAGTCCTGAAAGGCCGGGGCGCGTTGCGCCGGCACGGGGAAAGCGACAAAGCGCCCTCGACTGGGCTACCCGAACTCCGCATCGTCTTCGAGGCCCCCACCACCGGCCCGATCCCGATCACCGCCGCCGGCAGCATCAGCGGCGTGATTGCCGTGCCGAAGCAGATCGAGGGGCACGTCGTCGAGTCGCATCCCCTGGAGCCCGATCATGGCAACGTCGTCCAAGTCCCCCGCGACAGCGCACGTGTCTCACGCGAGCCGGAATCGCCTGAAAGCCTTGGTCGCTGAAGGCAAATTTCCGCAGGCGGAATTCGATGCGCTCGATGCCGCGACCGACCTTAACCGTTTGCCGGATCGCAAAGGTCCGGCCCGCCACCAAGGCCGCGTTGCAGACGCTGGCGAGTCACGCTATCATCGCGCTGCTCGGGCCAAGCACTACTGACGGGAGGCTCCCATGCCGTACGCATCCGACGCGCAACGCCGGTTCTTCCACACGGCCACGGCACGCAAGAAAGGCATCAGCGCGGCCACGGTGAACGAGTTCGATCAGGCCAGCAAGGGCATGAAGCTGCCCGACCGCGCCAAAGCCACGCACTCCAACCGTCACGCTGCGATGCGAGGACTGCATGCCGCAACTGGCCGCAAGTAACTACCGTCAGATGTACACGGCGGCAGTACACATTGCGTGCGACCGCCGTCGCCCCCGTGCTGAACGCCGCCGGGCCTTGTACTTGGCGCGCGTCTGGCGTAATCTGCTCGCTCGACGAAAGCTGATCGATGCGAGCCACTACGCCGCGTAACTTCACGACGCTCACGCCAGACGCGCTGTCCGCCGACCAGTGGATGGCACTCGCCGCCCTGGCTGCGCTAGACTCCCCAGCCGATGGCGATTGCCCGGCTGAAGCTGGCGAACCCGCTCCCGCTCGTTCGACTCCAGCACAATCCGTATCAGGTCGCGTTCATGGATGCCCGCCGTGTGCGGGTGTGCCCGAACGGGCATCAATGGCGCTTTACCTACAGCGGTGCGCTCCCGGATTTGCACTGCCCCGTGTGCGGGCAGGATTCGCAGCGTGGCTATCGACGCTTCCTGCTGCGCGCCGGCCGACGCGGGGGCAAGACACGCATCTGCGCGCTGGCGATGATCGAGGAACTCACGGTCCCGCTGGTGCATTGGTGGGCGGGCGCCCCGACCTATCCTGAGCTGAACGACTACGTACTCCCCGCGTTCTTCAAACAACTGCCGCAGCAGTGGCTCGACGATCCGCGCACCGACTGGTCCGAATCTGAACTCACGCTGATCCTCCCGAACAAATCCATCGCGCAGTTCCGCTCACTCGACGACCCGGAGCGCGGACGCGGCCCCGGCCTGAACGGGCTGTGGCTCGATGAAGTCGCGAAGATGCAGCACCTCACGTGGGAAACGATCCGCCCCACGCTGACGGAAAATCGCGGCATTCTCATCGCGGGCACGACGCCGAAAGGTGAAGACTGGGTTCACGAACACCTCTACGAGCCCGCCGCAGCGGGGAAGCCCGGCTTTTGGGCCACGCACTACACGACGCTCGACAATCCCATCATCGACCCGGAAGAAATCGAGGAAGCCCGCGCCTCGATGACTGATCTGATGTTCCGCCAGGAATACATGGCCGACATCGTGACGTTCACGGGCGCGATCTATGGCGACATTCTCGGCCCCGCGCTGATTGACGGCACCGATCAGGAAATGCGGCACTACTTCCCGGAGTGGCCGAACGTCGATCCCTCCCGCACGGCGATCACCGGCACCGACCCCGGCACCGATCACCCGTTCGCGGGCGTCCACGTCGTCGCATCCCCGCGTGGATTGGTGTGCGTCGGCGACTACGAGGACCGCAACAAGCCGTACATGCTGCACGCGACGGCCATCCAAGCCCTGCGGCGCGGCTCGCAATCGCGGGTTGCCATCGACCGCTCGCAGGCGCAGGCGCAGATCGAACTCGCACAGTACGGTCTCTACACGGTGCCGGCCGAAAACGATGTCGTCGCGGGCATCAACCGCGTGTCGGCATGGCTCCTGGCGTCTCGTGCGCGCTCCGAGGGACTCCCGACCGGCCTTGTGCTCCCGAAATCGTGCTGCCCGACGCTCATCAAGCGGCTGCAAGCCTACCGCTGGGCCGAAAACAAGCACAAAGACGGCTCGACGGGGCCGCGCGAACTCGTCTTCAAGAAAAATGACGACCTGCCCGACGCGCTGCGCTACGCGTTGATGACGTACCCCGTCCTGCCGAAGGGCGATCCACAGGCAGTCGGCAACAAACCGCGCGATCTGGCCGGCATGCCCGACAATGTGCGGCTCGAAATCGAGCGGGTCCGCCGCCACGACGCCAGTATGGCGCAGGACGACGAGAAAAACGCCCACGTGACCGACTATAGTGATGGCCCCGAGTACGCAGAGGCGGGCGAAGCGTATCTCGGGGAGTTTTTGGCCTAGGAGTCGGTATGTGGATCAACCAGATCGTCTACAAGACCCTGTTGTCGTCCTGGAACGAGCAACTCGCGGCCTTGCGAGCGCAAATCGCGAGTGTCGAGCTGCGCTGTACACAGGTGCAGCGCCGAAACACGCTGCTCGAAGAACGCTTGCTGACCGCCGAAGCCGAAGCGCGATCCGCCAAGGCCATGCGCGACCTGCTGGTCGTCCAAAACGCGCAACTTCAGGAGGAGCGCGGGCAATTTCTGCAAAAAGTGCTCGACCCGGACTTCCGGCCGGTCATTCGTGTTCCCAAAATTCAAACGATGCCCACCGTGACCGCCCCCGGTGTCGATTTCGAGGACATGGGCGACGACATGGCCCGGCACAGTGGCTACGCTGATCACATTCCTGTCAACGAGGGCGAACACGTCCTGGAACGGCAGGAGGAGATTACAGGTTTGACGGGTCAGGTGTATGATCCCGCGTCGGAGCTGGGTGCCGAACACGAAAGGCTCCCTGATGGGCCGTCCCTGCACCCTGAATTGTAATCATGCCTGATCCGTTTGCGGTACAGCCCGGTCCACCGAACTCCGGTCCCGAGCCTGCCGGGTTCGCGTCAGCGGTCAGCAGTGCATTGTTCGGCGGTACACCGCAGCAGCAGCCCAACGCCTACGAGCTGCTCGGCAACGACACCGAAGCCATCAAGCTGCTGACCGACACACGCAAATTCACCGATCCAGGGCGTGAAGCGTTCGAGTGGGGCTGGTGGCGCTCGCTGCTCTACTTCCTGGGCCGGCACTGGATCTACTGGAATCCCAACAGCCGCACGTGGGACGACAAGCGGCTGGCGAAGTGGGTGCCGAAGCCGGTCACGAACAAAGTCCGCGAAACCTACGACTCGATCTACGCCCTGCTGAGTGACATCACGCCGGGCATCAACGCGCGCCCGGTCGGTCGGGAGCCGAAGAACATCCTCACCGCGCAGACAGTTGACGACATCGCGCCGCTCATCCACGACGAGCACGAGATGACCGACAACATGAACTTCGCGGACTTCTGGGCGATTCTGCTCGGCAACGCCTACCTGCACCCGTTCTGGGACAAAGACGACTTCTCGCACGCGCAGATGGTGCAGATGTGGCTCTGTCCCACGTGCCAGCAGATTTCCGACCCCGAGCAGATCGTCCAAGCCGGCCAGAAGTGCCCGAGCTGCGGCAGCACGCAACTCCAGCCGGCGACAAACCCGGACGGCTCGCCGATGACGCAGATGGTCGTGCAGGGCACGGGCAAGACGAAAGTCTTCTCGCCGCTCGAACTGCTGCTGCCGCTCTACGCGCAGTCGTTCAAGGAAGTAGATCGCCTGATCGCGCCCGTCTGGTTGCCGCGCCACGAAGTCGAAGACTTGCTCGCTGACCAGCCCGACGTGCTGAAGAAAGTTCAGTGGGGCATGGCGCCGCAGCAGCGCAGCTTGCAGCTCTACCGCTCGCTCGCGATGCAGTCCGATCTGCCGATGTCGCCGGCCGTCTGGAACACGTCGGCGATGAACAACGAGACGGAAGGTGCGACGATTCAGTACCTGTGGATCAAGGCGTGCCGCAAGTACGACCGGGGCGTCTACCTGATGTACGTCGGTGAAGGTGACAGCGCCATGCCCGTCCGCACGCCGAACATGGACGGCGGCACCGAGCCCTACATCCCCACGACGGGGAAGAACGACACGCCGCTCTGGCCCTGGATTCACTACCCGTACAAGCGCGTGGCCGGGCGCCTCTACGCGCAGTCGGCCGTCGATGTCGTCTTGCAGAAGAACGATCAGGTCAACCAGATCGATTCGATGACGCAGCTCGTCGCGAATCGTATGGGCAACCCGATCTGGCTCGAACCGAAGGGCGCCGAAGTCGAACGCTTCACGGGTGAGCCCGGCCTGATCGTGCGCTACCAGACGGTCGGCGCCAGTCAAGCCAAGCCCGAGCGGATTTCCGGTGAGAACCCGCCGCAGTCGTTCTTCGCCTTGCGCCAGCAGTACCTGCAAGATATCGAAGACGCGACCGGCACCTACGATGTCGTCAAGGGCAGCAAGCCGTCCGGCGTCGAAGCCTTCAGCGCGTTGAACCTGCTCGTCGAGCGGTCGCAATCGCGGTTCACGCCGACGTTCAAGGCGCGCGGGGAGGCGTACCGGCAGTGGTACGCCATCGCCATCGAACTCGAACGCAAGCACGGCCCGAGCGAGCGCGTGCAGAACGTGCGCGGCCCGAACAACTCGTGGACGCAGAACGTCTTCAACAACGCCGACCTGCAAGGCGAAGTCACTATCGTCGTCGAGGACGGCAGCAACACGCCGAAGACGGCGCTCGGCCGGCGCGCAGCGATTGAGCACAGTAACCAGCTCGGGCTGCTCACGCCGCAGCAGAATCCCGATCAGCAGTACGCCATCATGCAGGAACTCGGCACCACGAACCTCGTGCCCGGCCTCGATGCGGATGTGAAAGCGTGTCAGCAGGAGCAGCAGGCGTTCGAGGAGTGGTTCACCAACGGCATGCAGGGGCCGTCGCCGCTCGTACGGATGCCGTGGCACAACGATGCTGTCCACTTCAACGAGAACCGCAAGTGGATGAACGGGGACACCGTGCGCGAGATGCTGGGCAAGGCCGGGCCGCAGGCGCAAATGCTCGTGCAGATCCTGTCGCAGCACCTGATGGCGCATGAGGCCGCGATGATGCAGCGGCAGCAGATGCAGGCAGGTGCAGGCGCAGGTGCCCCGCCTCCTGGACACGGCGGGCAGGGATCAGACGGCGGCGGCGTCGGCGCCGGGCGTGCGGCGCACAACAGCAATCAGAACAGCGGGCACCAGAACGCGCCCTCCCCCACACCGGGGCAGCAGGCCGCTTAGCGCAACCGCACCACCGTGCTCGTGATCCCGAACGCCTGAAGGATCACGAGCACAGCCACAAACACCAACAGTACCGTCACAACCGCCTGGACCGGAGGCGGGATGCTGAAGGCGCCCATGATCGTCCGCGCGCCCCAGAACACCAGTCCGAGTACGAGCAGCAAGACGAGCAACCCCAGAATTGTCATTGGCCCCACCTCCCTCCGATGACAGATTTGCATTCCTGATGCCACTTCTGTAATCTCTCGCGCTAGCCCGAGGCGGGACGTAACCGCCTGTCGATTTCTGTAATCGGCGAAACAACGGTAGGAGGGGCTTCCATGCGAGTCACGTTTCCACGATTTCAGGTGTTCTTCGATACCCCTGGCGACGCTGGCGGCGGCGCTGGGGCAGGGGGCGGCTCGGCTGCCCCGACCAGTGCAACCCCCAGCCCGGCTGCGACACCAGCCGGTGCGGCTCCCGCCAGCCCAGCCCCTTCGGGCACTGCGGCTCCGATCAACGCGCAACCCGGATCAGGTGGACCGGCACCGTCAATTCCGGGCAGTCCGGCTGCGCGTCGATTCGAGTATCCCGAAGATCGTAGCGCGTGGGTACCTCCGCATCGACTGAGTGAAATCACCGCTCGCGCCAACGAGGCCCGCGAGAACGCCGAACGGTTTCGCCGCATGCTCGAAGCGGGCACGGGGGTCAATCTCCGTGAACCGCAGCGCGTCGATCCCGTTGTCCAGGAAGCACGACAGGCGTTCGAGCAAGTCTTCCCCGGCGCGGGAGAGTTCTTCGCCAAGGGCATGCCGCTCTTGATGAAGCTCGCGGCCACGCTGGAACAGAACAACATCCAGCCGGACGCGTTTGCGCGCATTCCCGACATCGCGTCGGCCACCGATCACCAGTGGCGACAGCATGGCCGGCAGGCGCTCAACACCATCTACGGGCAGATGGCGAAGGACTACGGCGTCGAGTCGCTCAGTCCCTACCAACAGCGTGTCTTGGGATCGGCGTTCACGGACTGGCTGTCGCAGGATGTCGAGCGGCAGGAACGGTACGCGAACAGCGATCCCGCCATCACCACGGAATTTCTGACCGAGTACCGAACGGGCTTTGTCGATCCGCTGCGGCGTAGTGCCGACGCGGCGACGATGCAGCGCGGACGGGCGACGGGCGCACTGCCTGCCGCACCGCGCGCCGGGGGCCAGCCGCCCCCGCCAGCGGCACCGGCCAATCGGGGCGACGACGTACACGACCGGGCCTGGGCAGCGTTTGCTGCGGCAGGCGGCGGTCGGTAGCGGGCATCGCCCACAGTACGGAGTGAGTCATGACTGGAGCCAATACCGTCACGATTGACGGCATCCTGAAGCAGAACTACGAGAGCTTCATCGCCGAAAACGTGAACCAGAAGAACCCGTTCGGGGACATCTTCAAGACCGTCACGGTCCCCTACGGCGGGCGCGAAGTGGTGTACACCGCCCATGTCTCGCGCAACACCTCCCCGATGTTCACGGGCGAGGACGGGGCGTTCGCCGAGGCGGGCGCGCAGGGGCACGTCGAGGTGCGCGTCGGCCAGAAGAAGCTCATGGGCCGCATCCGCATCACGCCGGAAGCGATCTACGACACGAGCAAGGGCGAGTACGCCTGGAAGCAGGCGCGCAAGGACGAGATGGACGGGCTCATCAAGGATCTGGCCCGCCGCGAGGAGTACGCGATGACCCTCGACGGGCGTGGCGTGCTCGCGCTCGTCAACGGCGCGGCGACCAGCGCGACCCAGACGGTGGACTCGCCCGGCGGCATCGCCAACGCGAACTTCGGCAACCGCTTCATCATGAAGGGGTCGTACGTCGGCTACGTGAACCCGGCGACCGGCCAGCTTCGTTCGACGATCAGCAAGGTCATGTCGGTCAGCGCGGACGGCACGCAGTTCACGGCCAACGCGTCGTTCACGTCGGTGGACAACGACTACATCGTGCAGGCCGCGAACTCGACCGTCACCGACGTGCTCGACACGTCGTACGAGAACGCGTTCTGGGGCATCGTCGCGCTCGTGGACGACGGCACCTACCGCACCAACTATTTCGGTGTGGACCGCGACGTGTACGACTCGTTCAAGGCGTACGTGAAGGCGTCCACCGGGGCGCTCTCGCTCGACGTGATGCAGCAGGCGGCGGACGTCGTTGACCAGAAGCTCAACGGCAAGACGAATATCCTCTGCATGCACCACGCGATTCGTCGCGTCTACATCGCGATCCTCCAGGCGGATCGGCGCTACAGCGGCGCCTCGCTCCTCCGGCCGGACGGCGGCACGGTGGCGATGAAGCAGGGCGATCTCACGCTCGGCGAGATCCCCATCAAGGCCATCCGCGACCTGCCGCTCGACATGGTGTTCGGTCTGGACACCGAGAACATGGAGGGCGTGAAGTACGAGTCCGAGGCGGGCAAGTGGGTGGACGAGGACGGGCGCGTGCTCGTCCGTGTCGGCACGGGGACTTCGGCGCGTGACGCGTTCGAGGGCTGGTACCGCATCCGCCGGCAGTACCACATGCGCTATCCGGCCGTGAACTGGCGGCTGGACGGCATCACTGGCCAGACGATCATCGTCGTCCGTCCGGCGGGCGACTAGCGACTCCCCACGCCGCTCTGGCGTAGTCGCTGACATTCGTGTAAGCTGGCCCCGT